AACGAGATTGCAGAGTTTCACGATGGACGCGCCATGTTCATGTCTTGCTTTCCTGTTTGCACTGACTTGGCTGTGTCCGGGGCAGCTTGGTTTGCCAAAAAACGCGAAGCCAACCCGCGCTTCCAAGACGAGGCAGCTGGCCACGCAATCGCTTGCGCCGCAGTCGGTGACTATCTTGGTTGTCCATACTTTGTTGAAAACCCCGTGTCGGTTTTGTCAAGCCTATGGCGCAAACCCGATTACTCTTTCCACCCCTTCGAGTATGGGGGCTATCTACCAACAGATGACAAGCACCCGACATGGCCTGACTACATTGCCGGGCAAGATAAATACTCAAAGAAAACATGCCTATGGACTAACGGCCTGTTCAAGATGCCCAAGAAAAAACCAGTTGACCACACTGTCAAAGGGCGAAGCACCCAAGACTCGCAGCTTGGCGGCAAGTCAGAGAAGACAAAAAGAATTAGATCCGCGACACCAAGGGGGTTTGCACAAGCGGTTTTTGAGGCAAATAAATACTAGACAAACTGATACGAATTATCCTAATTTGTATTGAAAGGAAGGTAAATGAGTAGAGATAACGAAATCAGAAAAGCATCTATCGGCGGCAGTTGTGCCTTGCGAATCATGGACGGTGATTGGCACGACCTTTGGCTGGAGAAGATGGGCTACAAAAAAGGCGTTGACTTGTCCGATGTCTTGCCTGTTCAGCTTGGCGTTTGGACTGAGGAATTTAACATCAAATGGTTTCAAAAGCACATGCAAGTTGAGTGCTTCAAAGACCCCAATGCAGCCACGCACGAACAACGCTATCACTACAAGTGGGATGGTATCCCTTGCCGGGCAACGCTTGACGCTGAGTTTATGATGCGCGGTGAGCGATACGGTTTAGAGTGCAAGCACACAAATGACAGAGCCACCATCAATAGTCAGCTTGAAAGATACATGCCACAGTTACAGCTTTACCTGGAAATCTCTGGGGTAAAGGCAATGTATTTTGCAAACATCTTTGGCAATGGTCGCTATGAATATGTAAAGGTTGCAAAGAACGAAGAATATATTCAGACAATGCTCGAGCATCTCAAAGAGTTTTGGGGTTATGTCGAGCGTAAAGAAGAGCCGCCACTATCAATGCCGCACTTCTCTGCTGGCATAGACAGGATTGCAATCAACGATATGGTGGCGCGTGACGCAAGCAGCGACAACTATTTCAGAGTGAGAGCAGCCGAATACATCAGCACAAAAGAAGCCGCGAAAGAACACGCAGCAGCCGGGAAAGAATTGAAAGCAATGGTCGGGCTAGATGAACGCGAGGTCTATACCGATGAACTTAGTATCAAACGAGACAAGCGTGGTTCGCTACGCATCAACATAAAGAAGTAGGGGACAGGGGAGTAGAAACCCTGCCCCCCGCTGTCGAAAGGAGGTAACAGCATGACCGATTATACAGCATCACCATTGATAAGTGAAGAGGCCGAGCCTCTTATCCACCTAATAGGAAATGAATACCAGCTTGGCTGGCGTTCAGTGTGGCTTCACACACCAGACGAAGCGGTGCGAGTTGAATACCGCAATAGCAGACTTGTTCTAACAGTAGTGCGAAAGGAGAAACAGCATGACAGTGAACAACCTAGCCCCCAACACAGCGAGGGCAGCAAACAAACCGACGAACAATATGGAACTATGGGAGAAGGTGTCCCCATCGGACTCAGCTTACCTGAGGCCGGTTAGCTTTGGGTCACGTTCTTTTACCAGCATTGACCCAATGTATCAGGTTCGAGAGGCCACACGCGCTTTCGGCCCGGTAGGTCAAGGTTGGGGGTGGCATTCCCAAACAGAGACAATCACTATGGCGAATGGTGATGTGGCGTTTCTTGCACACATTACAGTTTGGCATGGCAACGCACACAACAGCTTCGGGCCGTTCACTGGTTGCAGGACTTTCTACAAGAAAGACCGCATCGCAGAAGACGCACCCAAGATGGCTGTCACAGATGGGCTGACCAAGGCATTGTCGCACCTTGGATTCAACGCCGATGTGTTCCTTGGAGAACACGACAACAAGTATGCGGCAGATAGTAAAGGCGTAAAAGGAGAATGGTAATGAGCCAGACTTACGACAAAACTGATAGCGGAGCAGTATTCCCACCGCGTGATAACCACAAAATGATTCTGACAGGCAAGGCTAACAACGATGGCCGCGACTCTCAGATGGTAGTCACCATGTCAACGCTGCCCGATGGCCGCAAGATTATGGATGTCTATGAAAAGGTCGGAACCCTTTTCGAAAACGAAAAGAAAGGTGAAAACCCAAACTCGCCGGATTACACCGGGCCGATGGGTAGTCGCCGTATCGCCGCATGGCGTAAGACCAAAGACGACATGGCATATATGTCTCTTTCATTCAGCGACAAACAGCAAGGTGGTAACAATGCAGAAGCACGTAGCAAGCCAGTGGATGACAACATCCCCTTCTAAGCTACTGACCATCGAAGAGGTGGGGGCGGCACTATCCGTCCCCCCTCAAGATGTGAAGAAGCTATGCCGCAAGCACAGTGTGGCAGTGGTCAAGGTAGGCCACAAGATTAGAATGACCCCCAAAGATTATGAAGAACTGGTCGGAAAGATGACAACATATTATGGATGAACTAACAGCATGGCAGCAAAGAGCAATCCAGGCAGAAAATAAACTGCGTGAAATTGCATCCATACCTAACGACTCAGTTGGATGGAAACAAATGAGGGCAGCGACAGCAATGAAAGCCCTTGAAGAAATGGATGTGCCAGAAAACATTCTTATCTATATCCGGCAATCAAATGATCCCCAGTATCCGGCGCAGCTATGTGTCCGAGATAATACAGTTGACCCCTCTTACAATGTATGGGGTATGACCCCTCGCGCCTTATACAATATGGTGCGAATTGGAGTAAGTCTGATGTCACAGGAAAAGTTTTTTAATAATGCACATCACACTGAATGAAGCAGAGAAAAGACTCTGCCTTTTTGTAGCGCGTTCCCGCAACGCTGCTGCTCGTGAGGTCGCTCCAGAAGATGCACTCAGGGTATCTCCCAAAGACCCTATCTTCGTTGATTACGAGGGTGCAATGGGTGAACTGGCTTTCTCCAAACAGCTAGGCGTTTACCCAAAAGAAATCTTCGAGATCTATCACCGCTCCTCCCTCGATGGTGAAGATCCGGGCGACCTCACATTCAATGGCCTGGTCATTGATGTAAAGACAACCATCCACAAAACAGGAAGACTAATATCTTTCAGAAAAAACCCTGCTATTAATATGTTCGTGTTGATGACGGGACAGGATGGGGAGTATGACCTTGCTGGTGGCATGTGGTCATCAGACCTTTACCTTCCCTCTCGGTATGGTGTGCCTAGCGGCCTGTCAAGAGAGTGTTACTGTGCAACCCAAGACGAGTTGCTAGACTCCAAGCAAGTGATGGAATCAATCAGCTTTTAGTGTAGGTATGATTGCGGTTCTTCGCCGGACATGATGGCAAACAATTCTTCTGATAGTTCTTCTGCTTCTTCCATATCAACAAGCCCAGAAAACTCTAGCACCAATACGGGAAAACCATCGTCACCCTCTACGATAGTCATCTTAAAATCATACTGGTTCATTTAACTAGACCTTGCTGGTAACTGCGACCATTGAACGTTAGGGCTTGTTTGCGGTTCTGTCCATCACTCTTATACGACACATGCACCCAGCCGCTATTAGGTTTCCCGGACTCATAAAACTCTAAGATAAGCTGGTCATAATCTAAATTAGAATCAATCCAAGAAGCAACCTTGTGGTTATCAACTCCGATAATTTCAAAGTCAACAGCCTCCCCCTTACAGTGCTGACTTGTTGGCTTGCTGCCAATCTCTTCGCAAAGAAACGCGCTACGATAACCGCTTGAAACAATCACAGGAGCATCGAAGTGACCACGCGTAGGCTCAAGAACATTCTCACACAACGCTTGAAGAGAGGAGATGTGTTCCTCTGTTGGGGTGTTGTCGAGACCTAGCCGGGTCGCGGTCTGGCTCTTGGTCATCTCCTGCAAAGTAAAGTTCGGACTAATCCGCCCCTTTTTTGGGGTAGGTTTACTTGCAGGAGCCACTACTTTTTTCCGCGCATACTCATCAGTTTGCCCGCACCCTTGATTCCAAAAGAACTGCTCACTGCCAAAAACAGGAGATACTGATACCAAGACGGGAGCGTGTCCAACACCGCGAACCCCTCCCGCACGTGCTGGGTCAGCGATGGAATAAAAACTAAGATTGCAGGCAGCATTAAAACAACAAGAGCAAACTCATCTTTCCATGAGTCTTTAGTTGCATCAGCCATGCTGGCTTCCCAATCAATCTTGCCTGTTGCAATCTTTTTTTGAACGGCAGCGTCAGCCTTTGCCTTCTCGACTTTGACTTCTGCTTTGGCTTTGGTTTCCTGAACCTTGCCATCCACCCAGTTCCCGGCAATACCAGCAACCGCACCTAAGATATTAATCATCTTCGCTTCCTAACTTTATCCAACGCTTTGCGTATTTGCGTAGCTTCGGGTTCGTCAAACTCTGTAGCACGAATAGTTGTCCGCTTTCTTTCTACAGATGTAATACACTTTATCACGCACTTTCTTATTGGCAAGGCTACGAAACAAACCAAATCTGCGTCTTCGCTATTGATAACGCGCTTTGATTTGCTTCCCTTGCTGGTCATAAATTTATAGCGCAAACCACCGGACTGACTAACGCTAGCAGCCTTGACCTCTACCCGATAGCTTTCATTGTCATCGTCAAAAATTATTAAATCAAAACCCTCATGATTTACCCGACAGGATTTCAAACCGTTTTCTTCAAACACAGCTTCAGCAATTAACTCACCGACCCGGCCTAGTTGATGTGCGTTGCGAACAACCTGATAGCCCATATTACTTCAATGGATTGCTGGCGGCATCTAAGCCCTTCCACAAATCATCGACCTCTCTGTTCAGCTTCTTAAATCTACCGTCGATTGATTTGACCTTCTCGTCAAACTGTTTAACTAACAAGTCATTCTCCACAGTCGTTTTCTCTACCTCTGCGATGCGGTCACGAAGGTCTAGCAACTGCTTTTGATTTTCCATAATTGTTTCGAGATTCGTGCCAAGCACAGTAAGCTTCTCTGCTGTGTCACCATTGCCAGAGACAGCCGACTCTACAGCCTCTATCCTGCCGTAGAACTCTGCTACCGCCCAGATACCACCAGCCATAGTCGTGGCAATAGACAGCACAATGGCTATCCATACGCCGCGCAACTTAGTGCCGCCGATTGTAAGTTCGGTATCCTCTAGGCTCATTGCATATACGCTTGCTGGTCTTCATAAATGATTTGACCCTGACCAAGCACATCTTCCGCGCTAACATAATCGCCAGTCAGGAATTGATGAAAGGAGATGCTGCCAATGTTGGTAGCCCATTCAATGCTCAACGCATCACTAGTGGCAGAGTAAGAGATAGAAGCATCAGCCATTGATTGACCATAATCCTGGGCGTGTTGGTCTGAGATGCTTGTCAGGCTTTCGCTCTTAGACGCAGCCAAGAAAGCACCAGCGTCACGCGCATTGACCGCAATGTCTTCAAGCGATTGGTTGTATTCAACAACAGTTTCTTGCTTTATCTCAACGTCATTAACTTCAACATATTCTTGCACAGCAATTTGGTCTTCAACTGAGTTAGTTTCTTGCGCCACCTCTGCTCTTTCAGCAACTTCTTCGACAACGCTTAACTGCACTGAAGCCACAATAAAGCTGTCTACAGCCTCGCTAACTTTAACCATAGACTCAGCGGCTTTTT